TCAACAGGTGGCGTACTAGAACGTTATGGACGTGAGTACACAGAAGATAACAAAATGGATCGTGTACACGAAATGCGTATGCGTATGGTTAACTCACCCGACTTCAACGACAAAAACATCTGGGGAGCAATCCTCTACCAAGACACAGTTACACGTGGCATGGTTAACATCTTGGACGAAATGGGCATTGACTCATTTTTAAAGATCGACAGCGGATGCAACGAAGATGGAACACTTAAACAGTTTCCAGTAAAGCAGATGTTGGAGTGGGCTACAAATGGCATTGGTCCTAAAATCTACGGCACTAAGATGCGTAGTATTGTTAAAAGCGCAGACATGGTACATCCAGTTCTTAAACAGCAGTTTACACTAGCACAAACAATCAGTGAGTATGGGCTAGTACCAATCATTGAACCTGAAGTGCCTATTGATCATCCTAATAAAGCAGCAATTGAACAAGAACTATACACTCAATTAGAAGAGCAGCTATACAGTAAAGACTTTAACGTTATCCTTAAACTAACGCCACCTGAGACACCTAACTTGTACCATAACCTAACAGTTAAGCACAATGTAGAAAAGGTTGTCTTCCTAAGTGGAGGATATCCAACAATGGAAGCGTGTCGTAGACTGAGTGCCAATAACGATGTGAGTGCTAGTTTTAGTAGAGCATTAAGTGAAGGTTTAAATTATAACTTGACAGATGACGAATTTAATGCTAAAATAAAGAATAACATTAAACAAATAACAGAGGCAAGTTAATGACATATATTCTAGTAGACACAGCTAACACGTTCTTTCGTGCAAGACATGTAGTACGTGGCGATATTGATACTAAAGTTGGCATGGCACTTCATATTACACTAAACAGTATTAAGAAAGCATGGCAAGACTTTAACGGTTCGCATGTTGTGATCTGCTTAGAAGGACGTAGCTGGCGCAAAGACTATTACGAGCCTTACAAGCGTAATAGAAAAGTTGCTCGTGATAAAATGACTGTAACTGAGAGTGAAGAAGATACAGCGTTTTGGGAGATCTTTGACGAGTTTAAGAACTTTATGACAGACAAGACTAACTGTACTGTTATTCAGCACAGGCAACTTGAAGCTGATGATCTTATTGCAGGTTGGGTACAAGCACATCCTAATGATGATCATGTTATTATTAGTACTGACGGTGACTTTGCACAACTTATTGCACCTAATGTAAAGCAATACAATGGCGTAAGTAATACTATTATTACACATGAAGGTTACTTTGACGACAAGAAATTAGAGCCTGTAATTGACAAGAAGACTAAAGAAGCAAAGCCTGCGCCGCAGCCTGACTTTATGTTGTTTGAAAAGTGTATGCGTGGCGACACTAGTGACAACGTGTTTAGTGCTTACCCAGGTGTACGCAAGAAAGGCACTAAGAACAAAGTAGGTCTTATTGAAGCGTATGCTGATAAGACTACAAAAGGTTACAACTGGAATAACATGATGTTACAGCGTTGGACTGATCATGAAGGCGTAGAGCATCGTGTACTAGACGACTACAATCGTAATGTTGTGCTTTGTGACTTAACTGCACAACCTGCAGACATTAGAGAGATTATTAACACAACTATTGCAGAGGTAGAGCCTAAAGAAATTAGCCAAGTTGGTATGCGCCTTATGAAATTTTGTGCTAAATGGGATATGCAACGTGTTGCAGAGCAAGCCCAGTATTATTCACCACCACTATCAGCGAGGTATATTAAATGACAGTTAAAGCAAAACCAATACTTGACGGAAAGTTTTGGATCTTAGAGGATCAAGGATCTAGAGTAGGAACATTACGTGTTGATGAAAATGACAAATATATTGTCAGTAACAGCACCGGTATAAGCAGTTTCACTCGTAGTTCATTAGCTTTAACATTCGGTAAAGACTTCTTTGAGACAAAGGCTACTATTACTAGTGCTGATGGCCCTGAGGACATTAATGGCTATTCAACAAGCACTACTCCGTATAATACAATGTATGATATAAAACGGAACTTGCCATTGTTTACTAAAAGTGATAAATCTAAAAGCTTGTATTGTGCAGGATACTATATTATTAGATTTGATAAAGGATGGGTAAAGAGTCACTGCCCTAAACTAATTACTCTTGAACGTTACCCTTACAATGGGCCGTTTAAATCAGAACTTGAAATGAGATCGGAGTTAAGTCGTGTCAACCGCTGAACCTATTAATACACAGCCCGTTCAACAGTTTATTAAAATTGTAGAACAAATTGATAAAGCAAATGGCAAAGAGGTTAAATTAAATATAACCACTGCCAAAACTCTTGCGAATACTTTAGGTATAGTAATGTCTAGACTAGCTGGAGATTATGAAAAACTATTGAAAAATTCTTCAGGTAACACAACAGTTACTGATACTTCAATTCAAATAGAACTAGACGGCGGCAGTAATTGGAAGTAAGAGATAAATATATGCGTAGTTAATTAAAGGAAATTGCGCATATGTCAAGACCTAAGCCAACAGTATTGTTAGAGTACATAAATCAAAAGACATATAAGGTCGAACAGATTTTAGATTCTGAAGCTATATGGGCTGTATTCTATCAGGAAAAGCCATTTAATCTAAAAAGTTCAAACTTATTAACTAGCTATCCTGGCCCTAAATATAAGAAGACTAGCTTTAGTAATCCGGGACATGCTCACAATCTTGCTAAGAAATTAAACGAATTGTTTGATACTGACGAATTTATTGTTTGTCAATTAACTACAGGCACTATAGTTACTGAAAATGAATAAAGACTCCTTAACAAAAGTATTTTTAAGAGCAGCAAATATGTCAGTAAATGAAGTAACTATTGCTGAATACTTTCCTATCTGGTGGAAGAATATAAGCTCTAATGGTGGACTACGTCTTACTGACGAAGGATTTATGTTTGTTACTGATGTAGTAGAATTAACAACATATGATGTACCCTTTCCGCGAGACTTTAAACTAACAGCACAAATCATTATCTTCTTAGATAAACTAATAGATTGTCCTTATTGGCTAGGTAAAGATCATATCACAGTAACGGACGAAAAGAAAGCAGTCGAACTGCATCTTTTCTCAGGCGACATGCGCAAGTATGGCCTAACTAAAGCAATGAAACGCCAAGATAATACTTGACATTCTAGCCGACCTGTAGTATTATAGTTAATATAAACTAAAGGGTGAAGCAATGTTTGCACATGAACGTACATGGATGGTAAGCGCAGATACAAATTTCCTAGGCTATGAATATGCTATGGATGAAACACAAGTAGCTGCTAAAGCAATTATAAAATACGGCGCACCTTCGAAATGGGGTGTAGAAGAATACTCAATTGCAAAAATAAAGTGGATTGAGGAAGATGACTAAGAGCGTTAGAAAACCGCAACAGCCAAAGCGTAGAAACTTTGAAGCAAAAGCAGTAAGAGATCCGCAAGGTCCTTTTCGCCCGCAAGTTATCAAAAACAAAATCAAAAAGAAACCTAAATATAATAAAATAGATTGGGATGAATAATGGCTACAACAGAAGAAAAAACAGAACTAGTAGAAACACTTAAAGGCCCACGGTTCTACAATATACAACTAAATGGATATGGTGGCGAAAGTGCGTACATGACTATTACAAAGGAAGCACACGACTTTTGGCATCCTATTTGTGAAGAACATGGCGACTATGATCTAAGTACATACATGAACAGTGATGGCGAAGAAGAAGACGAGTACGACAACATCGAAAGTGTGCCGCCGGAAGCACAGTTCTTGCATGATCCAGATCACGACAACTACAAGCGTCCTTGGTATGAGTCGCACACAGAGTTTGAACACTCAATGGGAGTCGAATGGGGTAGTGCATACATAGTAGTGGACGAAGTTGATTCAATGGAGTACAGTGCAGATCATGTTGCTAGTGTCATCGAAGGTGAGAACCTCTCAGACATGCTCAACGAACTTGATGAAGCAAGTGGTTATGAACTTGAACCGGTTATCATGGGCTGTGAAGATGAAGCACCAGAAGGCACAGAATATATTGCACAGTTATACTCAAGCGAAAAAGGTCAGTTCTTTGATGGCGTTATTGAAACTACTGGGGACTTTGATATTAAGAAACTAAAAGTGTACACAACAGAATACATGAATGGTGAAGACATTGTTACTAGCATCGAGTACGAAGGCAACGACATTGAAAACAACGGTGGCGATACTAACGGAAAAGGTTATTCGGCAAGTGTTTGGAAGTATTAACAGTAATTTCTATGAACTCGCTTAGGAAGTTGAAGTGTGTGGCTAGTGTGTTAAACAACTCAGGGTGTCTAGCACTAGCTACCATTTCATACGACGAACTGCCAATGTCTTGATAGTATCGTCGACTGAGTCCTTTGCGTGTTCCTATACTAGGAAACACACCAGCAACAAACAAACAAATGTCGCCAAGTTCTTTTGCTTCATTAGTTGTTTTAATCGTTAAGAAGGCTTGTGCAAATGTGTCAGGAAGAAAGTCAGGTTTGTCTACGTAACTAGAAAGGAGCATAACAACGTATGCTTCGATCGGCTCAGGTAAGTCATATCCGCGGGTTGCAGATGTTTCTTTTACAACGTCAAATAACGCTGAGGTATATGCATCATTCATATATATATTTAGTTGACAAAATATTATGTAGATGTTATAATTAATCATAAGGCAAACAAAGGCACAATCTAATGAGAACACAACCGCAAGATATTATCGCAAAGCTAGAAGCTGACAACAGCAAACTGGCGAAACAAGCAATTCTTAAAGAAGCAATGCAAGAAGGACTTGATGAGTTCTTTGAAGGTGTACGCATGGCACTTGATGTACTTGTTACATTTGGTGTAAAGAAAGTTCCAGAGCGTTCAGACGTACTAACAGGACAAGGCTTAGACTGGGCTACGTTTAAGGTTCTAGCAGAACAGCTACGCAAGCGTGAGCTTACAGGACATGCAGCACGAGATGCTATTGAACTTGCAATGGGCGTTGCTACTACCGAACAGTGGAATGGTTTTTATCGCCGCATCTTAATCAAAGACTTGCGATGTGGTATGAGCGAAAAGACTGTTAACAAGGTAGCTAAAGAGTTTCCACAATATGCTGTTCCGGTATTTGGTTGTCAACTTGCGCACGATGGTGCTAATCATCCAAAGAAGATGACAGGTGTAAAACAGATTGAAGTAAAGCTGGATGGAGTACGTGTACTAGCAGTATGCAAGAGTGGCAAGGTAGAGTTGTTTAGTCGTAACGGAAAACAGTTTCATAACTTTCCGCACATCATTGAAGAGATTGAAGCAGTACTAGCAGTAAACATTGCACCATATGATTGTGTACTAGATGGCGAAGTAATGAGTGCAGACTTCCAAGACCTTATGAAGCAATTGCAACGCAAGGATGGCAAAAAAGCAACTGATGCAGTACTACACTTGTTTGACTTTATTCCATTAGAAAACTTCCTAGCCGGCAGCTGGGACAAGCCGCAAACTACTCGCAGTAACTATGTCAAGTATTGGGTAAAGGAGAACACAGACCTCTTAGAGCATGTTGTAGCATGTGAATGGGAAGATGTTGACTTAGACACACCCGAAGGCGAACAACGCTTTAAAGACATCAACGCTGCCGCTGTAGCCGGCGGATACGAAGGCGTAATGATCAAAGACGTAGATGCTCCTTATGAGTGTAAGCGTAGTCATGCTTGGCTCAAAGCAAAACCGTTTATTGAAGTAACATTGGAGGTTGTTGGTGTCGAAGAAGGTACAGGACGAAACGAAGGGAGACTTGGGGCTGTTGTATGCAGTGGCGAAGATGATGGGAAGGACATTAGGGTTAATGTTGGTAGTGGCTTCACGGATGATAACAGATCCGTATTTTGGTCTAGTCGCGATGCTCTTATTGGTCAGTTGGTTGAAGTACGTGCAGACGCTGTAACACAGAATCAAGACGGTACATATAGCCTGCGCTTTCCACGCTTTAAAACATTTAGAGGTTTTGAGCCCGGAGAAAAGATCTAATGACTTCTTGGAACGGCATTACTAGTAGTAATATCACTATAGCCGACGACGTGAGCATCTCGAAGGCAAAGGCAATGACAATGAGGATTGATTATCCTCTTGTTGTTAAAGGCAGAGACGTTATGCAAGAACTTGACGAAATGCGTGATGCACTACTGTTAATCAAACGTGACGTAGATATGGAAGCCAAGTATCCTAAGCTAAAAGAAATCAAAGACGAGTACGAAGCGCAACTTGCAAAGTATAAAACATTTGATATATTGAAAGACACAAAATGATTAGAACGTACGATATAGCAATCGCAGTTATCTTTTCGTGGATACTGCTGACTTTGGCACTTAGTATTCCATACATAGGATTTATGGCCGCTTGGGCACTATACGAGTATGGCTGGGACTATTATTGTCAATATAGATTGGAACAAGAACGTGGCATGTAGGAAACACGGATATAAAGGCAAGAAGAAATGCTATGCTTGCGAACGAGAAGCCGATGAAAGATCCAATACATTCTGGGGTTGGATTATTCTAATAATGTTCTTTATTTGGCTTTTTGGTTGACAACGTGCCACACTTATGCTATATTATATGTATAGCAACGATATAAACTAAGGGTAATAAAAATGGACAATATGTCAAATCGCACAGTAACACCTAACAAGGCTAAGAAAAGCATTATGCGAGCGTTTAGAAAAAAACGTCCAGTATTTTTGTGGGGTGCACCTGGCATCGGTAAGTCAGACATTGTAAAGCAGATTACAAATAGCTTTTCTAATTCACACTTAATTGACATCCGGTTGTCACTATGGGAACCTACAGACATTAAAGGTATTCCATACTTTGATGCTAACGAAGGCAAAATGGTGTGGGGCGCACCTAGTGAATTGCCAGACGCAGCTATGGCAGCAAAGTATGATACTATTGTATTGTTCTTAGACGAAATGAACTCTGCGGCGCCTAGTGTGCAAGCGGCAGCGTACCAGCTAATTCTTAACCGTAAAGTAGGTACCTATAAGTTACCAGACAATGTTATTATTATTGCGGCAGGTAACCGCGATGCAGATAAGGGTGTTACATATCGTATGCCAGCACCATTGGCGAATCGCTTTGTACACTTAGAACTTGCTGTATCATTTGATGACTGGTTCCAATGGGCAGTTGACAACAATCAACACACAGATGTTATCGGTTACTTGACGTTTGCTAAAAACGATCTTTATGACTTTGATCCTAAAAGTTCATCACGTTCGTTTGCAACGCCTCGTTCATGGTCGTTTGTTAGCGAACTAATCGAAGACGATGACGATGATGATAGCACTACAACTGATCTAGTTGCAGGTGCAGTAGGCGAAGGTCTTGCTGTTAAGTTTATGGCGCACCGCAAAGTGTCTGCAAAGATGCCTAACCCAACAGACATCCTTAGTGGTAAAGTTAAAGAGCTAAAGACTAAAGAAATTAGTGCAATGTATTCATTAACTGTGTCACTATGCTACGAACTTAAAGACGCATCAGATAATAACGATAAGAAGTTTGACGAAAAAGTTAACTACTTCTTGCGCTTTGCAATGGATAACTTTGAAACAGAACTGGTTGTAATGGGTATCAAACTTGCTCTTACACAATATGCATTACCAATTGACGTTGATGCAATTGAGTGTTTTGATGAATTCCACGATCGTTATGGTTCATATATTACGCAAGCTCAACGTATGTAATTAATATAGTGGGCAAAATTAATTGCCCACTATTACTATTTTATTATTGACAAATATAGTAAGTAATGCTATAATATAATTATACGTTAACACAAAGGGTAATAGCATGGCACATAAAGATACTGCAAGTAATCTTAAAAACTGGACGCCTAATCCTGATATTACACAAGCAGAACTAGAAGAAATGCGTGTGGAAGTACTCGACCGCATTATTGTTGCACGAGTAGGCTTACTATTGCGTCATCCGTTCTTTGGTAACATGGCTACACGTTTAAAGATCTTGGCAGCAGACGAATGGCTACCTACTGCGGCTGTAGACGGGCGTAACTTATATTTCAATACACAATTTTTTAATGCAATGGATAATAAAGAAGTTGAATTTGTTGTTGCACACGAAATTTTGCATATGGTGTTTGATCACTTAGGAAGACGTGACAACCGTGACCCTAGGCTTTATAATATTGCAGCCGACTATATTGTAAACAACTTGCTTATGCGTGATCGCATTGGTAACAAACCTAAAATTGTAGACTGTTTCCAAGATTTTAAATACGAAGGTTGGACTAGTGAAGAAGTATATGACGAATTGCATAAGGTAGCAAAAGCCAACGGCGATGAATTTCTAAACCAATTAGGTGAAATGCTAGACGAACATCTCGAAAACGATGAAGGCACAGGCGGACAAGATGGCGATTCAGAAGGCAAAGACGGCAACGGCAATAATGTAAGTCACAGCAAGCCTAATTATTCTGAAGAAGAAATGAAGCAGATTAAAGACGAAATTAAAGAGTCTATGCTTAGTGCAGCGCAAGCGGCAGGTGCTGGCAATGTTCCAGGCGCAGTTGCACGTTTGATCAAAGAGCTTACAGAGCCTAAAATGAACTGGCGTGAACTATTACGGCAGCAAATTCAAAGCACCATTCGAGACGATTATACATTTAGTCGTCCTAGCCGTAAAGGACAGATGAGTGGCGTTATTCTTCCTGGCATGGATTATGCCCAAACAATTGATCTTGCTGTTGCTATTGATATGAGTGGTTCAATTGGTGAAGTGCAAGGCGCAGACTTCTTAGGCGAAGTACAAGGCATTATGGACGAGTATCCTGATTATAACATTAAAGTGTGGTGCTTTGACACTAAGGTTTATAATGAGCAAGATTTTACAGCAGACTGTGGTGAAGAATTAATCGACTATGAACTAATGGGCGGCGGCGGTACTGACTTTATGGCTAATTGGACATACATGAAAGAAACAGATTATGTACCTAAGAAGTTGATTATGTTTACAGATGGATATGCTTGGGATAGCTGGGGAGATGCAGACTACTGTGAAACAGTGTTTGTTATTCACTCGCACCACGATAAAGCATTACAAGCACCGTTTGGAGTTACTGCACATTACGACGAGGCTGCATAATGACTATACTTAAAGGAAAGCCTAATCCGCTAAATTTCTTTAATTGTAGGGTACTTGAGTATCCTGCTGAACACTTGTATTATATAGATATAGAAAGATCTAACTTTAATTTAGAAGCTGCGATTAGAACGTGGATAGAACAAAACTTAACAGGTAGATTTTATATAAAAAGAATTTCCTACACACAACAAACTGTAGGATCAGTGATCAGAATTGGGTTTGAGAACTCATCTGAGGCAAGCTATTTTCAATTAGCTTGTCCACTTTTAAAGTACTAAGTTAATTCCAACTATAAGTACTATATATGTTTTAAAGGAGAATAGAAAACATGACTGAACAAAAAACTGTAGTAGACGCACACGACGAACAACTTGCAGCCGCGGCTGCACAGGCTGAAGCACTAACAGAAGCAACACAAGGTGCTCCAAGTGCAGAAGAGAATTCAATGGAATTAAACATCCAAGACTTAGCAGCAATGCGCAATCTTGTTGATGTTGCGAGCGCACGTGGTGCATTCCGTCCAAGTGAAATGGTTACCGTTGGTACACTTTATAATAAACTAGATGGATTCTTAAATGAAGTACAAAAGCAGGCCGAGGCAGCAAAAGCAGCCCAGGATGCTAACCCACAAGGATAAGCAATGGCAGATTTAAAACATGTAGGAAGACTAGTAACAAATAAAAAACGAGTAGTAATTGCGTTCCGGACTCTTCCGGGTGATGCAGAATCTGCTTTAGTAATTGCTACAGAGTCTTTAAAAGATCAGGATCACGATGCACTTATCAGAGTAGTTGAGTCAAATGCAGGTCAATCCGCATACGAACTTGCTGATGCTCTTGATAGGGCATCACTTCCTGAAACAGGCGACAGTATGCTAACATCATTTCACAGACGTGGAATTTTAGTTAAAGTTGCAACTTCAGAAGTAGAAATGATTCCAAACTCATCTACTAAAGTTATTTTAAGCGACCTTAATAGAATGATTGCTGATCAAAGAGGCATTTCTATACAAGACTTAACTATTAAGCCTGGTGATGAATCAAAATTGACAGAAGTTGCAAGTGTAAACGAAGTAAAGCCTCCGAAAGCTAACATTGAAGTAGTAGAAGAATCTTCAGGTGTGTTAACGGACGATGATATTGCTAAACAGTATCGTTCACAGGCAGATACAATGTTTAAAGAAGCACAGCGCCTACGCAAGGAAGCAGACGAGCTATCTCCAATTAAGAAGAAAAGCAGTGCCAAAAAGACTGCCTAGAGATGTAATAGCTAGTTGGCCAGAGATATTCGGTAAGGTGGAAATTAATGCCATCCCTACCGAATATCTACAATCCATAATAGTTTCATTTAAAAACGGTGATCGTTGGGATATCGAAATGAATTCAAAAGAACTAGTTTCCGAAGACATAACTGTTGAACAAATTATTGAAGACTTATTAGAGGAATACGAAGACGATATCTCAGCTGTAGATTTTCGAGTACATACTGCTCGTGTTAAAAGAGACATGATCAAAACAACTCGAAGGTTTATGAAAGGCAAATTCAAAAAGAAATAGAATTAGATAAATATATTAAAGTAACACAGGAACGACTTTATAATGCAAGTATCTGAACTATTCAATTTAATTAATACTAAATTACCAACGGCTGGGACTGCACACTATAATGCAGTCCTTTCTGCTGATTCTACATCTCCGCAGGTGCAATATTTTAGTCCGGCAGGTGACAACTACTACACTATTATTAAAAACGATAGAACATATAAAACAAGTTCGATGGGCGAAACTATGCACATCGAATATCATACTCCGACACACTATTATACACTTAATAACGTATTCACTGAAACTACAATCGAACTTCATAATCAGTTTAGAACTATTATGAATACAGTAGGCATTGTAGTTCCAGTATGTACTGCTCACGAGTTAGTTGATGTTGAAGGTGAAAATTGGGTATATAACGCTTGGCAAAAACCTTTTGCAGGATGCAATCAAGTTATGACTATAGCAACTACATTAGGACATGATGGTAACTCTCTTATTAACAACACCTGTGTAAATGCTATTACTATGTTAAATTGTTTAGCATCAGCATCGCAAGGGTCTAAAGTTTGGCCTACAATACATAATCAATCTAAAGTTGACTCAACATCATTTTATTCAAATGACAACGGCGAATGGTTTTACAAGGCTCCGATGGCGTATACAAATAGATACGAAATGGATGTTACAGAGTATGCTACTGAGTCAACAACATTTATACAAGCATTAAAACAATTAACTGTTATAAATCCACATATGCATTCAAACATTAATATAATAACAAATTACTTAACTAATTTAGATTCTAATGTTTTTGACGTTGATCAAATTTTGGAGAGCCACAATGCTTAATTTAGACGTAGGTGTTTTAAATATTGAAAGTGAAGAAGTAGAATCACTGCTTAACGTACACCCTAATGCAATGACCCAACTAATAGCAGTCTACTCAGAGCACACAGGTTACGCACTATGGATTAAAAATACAGTATCAGGTGATATAAATATTGCAACAGCAAATTCTAACACTACTGAAGTTCGTAGAGTTATCACTACACTACTAAGCTAACAAACTTACAGTTTTAAATAAACCGCACGTAACTTAGATTGCAGTGCGGTTTTTTTGTGGTTAAAGCATGGTTAGCTATTTAGTGGTGTTTTAACGGTGTATCCAAAGAAATCAATGTCACGTTCATTGAGTTTTGCTATGGCTGCAATGCTTGCACTATTGAAATGCTCTTTAAATTCCCAATGATCATATCCTGTAATATCAGGCAATGGCAAGTTACACCCTAAGTACTCTTGTACAGGTTTTAAATCTTTTTCTAGTGTTTCTGCTTTACATATATAATCAGCCCATTCGTTGTTTACATTAATAAAGTCTACTTGATTAGTAAAGCGATTAAACCATCTTGGAAATTCAAACGGAATATCCGGGTTACAATAATCAGCAACCCACTCATTGATAGGCTTTAGTTCTAACACAGTTTGTCCATTCCAATCTAACCAATACCCTTCGTCACGTACTTTACGGTATAAGCTAAACACTCTTTGCCATGGATTGCGTACTACAGTTATTGTCTTGGCATGCGGATAGTGTTCACGTACTGTACCTAAGTGTGGATGATTGATCATCCAGTCCACGTGAGTTAGTACATTAAAGTTAGGATGTAACCAATCTGCAATAACCTTCTTCATTGCCATGCCAGTTCTAGGAACGTGTACATAAGCAAGCTCAGGTTTATCTATATAGAATGTGCCCATTAGTTAATCTTAATTAACTTAATTAATGATCCCATTAAGTCCCACTCCCACCATTTTTCGCCAGTGTGATAATTTGCAGGCTTTGCATGATGGTTGTTGTGCCATCCTTCACCTAAACTAACAATGTTAGCAATCCAACTATTAGAACTATGATCTTTTGTTTCATGATTTCTGTAACCATGATAGTGTCCAAGTATGTTCACAACACCGATTAAATGCATAGTTACACTAGCAGGCACTACGTATGCAAACAAGAACAGCATAGGATCAATTGCTAGCAATACTATGCAGTAGGCAAATATAATTTTAAAATAGTTGTTGAATATAAATTTGTGTGTAGGATTACGTATTAAATCTTTTACGAACTTAATTGGAATGTTTGGAATCTTCCAGTCATAGCCTAGCCATATCTTAGCAGCTTCAGTTAAACTAAACTTGCCGTTAGCATAAGGTGAATGGGGATCACCTTCTCTATCTGATTTGGCATGATGCTGTCTATGTACTGCTACCCAATTAATAGTAGGTCCTACTGTGCTAATAACGCTAATATACGATAGTGCTTTTTCGAGCCAGGCGTATGTTGCAAAGCTACGATGAGTTAATAGTCTATGAAGTGTTATAACACTGCTCACAGGCCCAATAACAAACCATACAGCGAGTGCTATCCAGAGGTACGTGTATTGTTGAGTGTACACTGCATATGCTATAGCAGGAACCGTAATAACGTGATTAAATGCTTGCAGTGATATTAATTTAGTAGTTAACTTCATTTACCTTCCTCTAACTTAGTCCATTCTTCGTGAGTTATAGTTGTAGGTGCCCAATCTGCAAAGGCACCTGGTTTTGTCTCTTTCCATACAAAATTTTGCCAACACTTTTGTACAGGCCATGGACAAGTTTGTATATATCCATTTGTTCCTAATGCCCATGCACCGTTACTGGCAATATCCATGTGCTTGCACCATACTTTCCAAAATCCTCTGTTAGGTCTTGCAGGACGATTTTGCATTGTAATTAAGTAAACTTCATAAGTATTTACTTCTTCTAGTGCATCTATTAGTTTACAACTGCATCGAAAGCCATCGGTCATCTCTGACGCAGTCATTCTAAAGTCTGGAAAAGTGTACAATCTATTCACTTGTTTAGCTACGTTGGGAGGATATCTACTATCGTTAAACACACCTCCCATTACCATAGGTTTACCCGTGCTGGTTTGGTAAAGGACACCGTAGCCTGAGTGTTCTTCTATTTTTAAATTTTCTCTAGTATAATTATTACGCAGCCAATTATCTTCTTCTAAGCAAATATCTCTTACTTTTTCAAACTCAGATGTGGACTCGTAATAAATTTTAACGTGTGTATTGTCTAAGTCGTATTTATTGGTCATCATAATATATTTACATAAATATTTTTTAGGAGAGTTCGATGTTGGATACTGTAACAAAACTTAATTTTAAACTAGATATTAACGAACTACAACAATACTATAACAAATTAAATACAGACTATCAACATTTGGATTGGAGTTGGGAGAAGTGTGGCAATGATATTGTTAAGCAATGGCGAGATGCTGCTTACCAAGATCCTGCTAACTTACTAACACACGGCTGGGCTATACAAAGTAATCTAAAAGATATTACAATACCGTGTCCTCCGTGGAATATCAGCAAACATGCAACAGTAGCTTATCGTAATACAGAATTAGTATTTGGTATAATTAGCCGGTTGCAAGATAAGATACCGTTTGGATATCGCTGGAGTGTAAGTGTGCAACCATCAGGTGGCAAAGTTAGTATACACACTGATGCAAAAGACGAGTACACTGTGTGGTTGCCTATTCACACTTGCGGTCCTGCAATAACATTTGACAAGGAATACGAACTAGTTGCAGACGGCAGTGCTTACTTGTTAAATACTACACAACCTCATCATACATTTAATTCTAGTAATGAAGATAGAGTTACTATTATTTTTAGATTAAAGCAAGATAAACTCAACGACTTATTATCGTTACAAGGTACTATATGAACTACGAATATTATTGGAATGACATTCCTGGTGAAGGGAAATGTCGTAATAATTTAATTTACACAAGTCTTATGAGCCAAGATACTAAAATATTTTGTCAATGGTTCTACAATGATGAAGTTTATCATAAAGGACAAAACGAAGTAGTTGATCCAAAACTAATGCAAGAGAAATTTGATAGAGAAGTTCAATACTCGTTACTTATGGAAAAGCATTATCCGCAACACGTTTCCACAATTAAAGATATTGATGTAGAAAAACGTAAACTTTATTTAGAAGTAGACGGGGTTGACTTTTGGAATCGTGCTAACTGTAGTGTAGAAAATTATGATAGTGTGCTGCCTGACTGGCGAGAACAGATGCTTGAAATATTACAAGCATATAAAGACCTAGGATTATACAAATACAGTTTGCATCCTAGTAGTTACTTTATGGTAGACGGAAAACTAAAAAGCTTTAACCATTTCTTCTGTTATCATGAAGGCGAAGGTCCAATTAGTATTGCAGATCATGCTAGTCATATATATAGTACACGCCAAGAAATAATGCGAATACAAGTAGAAGCTATGGGCATAAGCTGGGATGAACCCGAGCCACTGAGCGTATTACAACATCTATGTTTTGAAAGTTTTAGAAAAAACTACACTGATGATTTTATTGATGCTGCAAAGAAAATCTGGAACAATTAATGAATCAATTTACACAATCAGCTATAGACAAAATACACTCTGCAATATCAGAAGAACACGGTACTGAATTATTACCCACTGTTAGTCTATGTCAACACTGTCATTATCATGTGCCCGCTTGGCGATATCATAAAGACGGACAAGTGTTTATAGCAAAACATTGTGAAACACATGGCATAAGTCATCACATGATTGAAAGTGATTATGAATTTTATAAAGGGTTGTATTACACACAAGACAATCCGAAATATAATTACAACACAGGAATTTTAGTTGAAGTAACTGACAGATGTAATTTAGAATGTCCACACTGTTATCATTTACCTGATAATGAAATTGTAGATACTTCTAGATTCAGTTTACTTAGAAGTATACTGTTGCTTCCGTTAGGTGAAATTACAAGAATAATATTGTCAGGAGCAGAAGCAACACTTCGAAAAGATTTTGCAAGATTAGTATCTGATATTAATAGTTTGCGTCCAGACATCGATGCAACTGTTATGACTAATGGAATACAGTTTGGGAATGAAAAGTTTGTTAAGGAAGTTAAGGAATCTAATCTAGCCGGTGTATGTATCGGTCTTAATCATCCTAACTATATAAATCATAAAGTAGTTCGTAAAAAACAAATAGCTGCAATTGAAAATATGCATAAATTAGATATTCCTATTAGTTATATCTCGTACACTATGATCGACTTAGATGAAGTAAGCGACATCATGAATGAAATTTGTGACAACTTTTGGAAAACTAAAAACTTTAGAATTCGGTACGGATCAGATATTGGACGCAACCCTGGACAAGTTCGCATATTTGTGAGTGATGTATACAAAGCAATCGAACAGTGGTGCAATGATAATAACAAGACCTTTGAAAGAATTATAGAAGCAGACAACAACATTTATCATGTTATGGCAAAGGTAGAAGGCAGAGATATTAGAATTATACAATGGTGTGACGAAACAGATATCGACATGGAAGAATTACGTTCAGGGCCTTGGTGCAACTTTGTACCAGATGGCATAACTAATTTTCTACATCAAATTATACGCAGAGACTTATGGAAGAACTCAGGACTTAAATTACCCGACAGTCCTCCAAATAGATACAAGTTTGCAGTTAACCCAAGTAAAGAACCACTTGACTTGTTAAATTTATACAATAGGAAAATATAATGATTAAAGGTATTAACGGACAACCATACTTAGATATGGAACAACACATAGACATGGATACTTTTGAAAAGTTACAGCCAGAAATTATGCGAGGTTTTGCCGAAGCAAGATGGTTTGCAAAAGAAGGCACATGGATGAAGCCAGGTTTCGAATTTAAAGACATGAGTTACACACTTAATTGGAAACCTATATATGCTGCAATGGAAGAGTTTCAATCGTTGCCCGACGATGACCCTATTAAAGTAGAAGGTATGAAAATATGGCCTACAGACTTTAAAGACTATAAACAACGTAATGTAATTACACGTTATCTTAAAATGGCAATGGAAGCATACGACCCTTATATCTATTACTTCTTACACGAAGAAGGCAACTGGGACGATCGCCCCGAAGAGAAAAAACAAACTGAAGAATCGCAATTCTTTCCTAATACTATGAAATGGTTACAAGGATTTAAGGACAATGGAATATTCGAATCCTTTGGACGAGTGATGTTCTTTCACTGTGAAGCAGACGGATTGCCATTTGAACATAGAGACTTAGGAGCGCACAACGGTACTTGGCCTAAAGAAAAGTATGAAGATCACAACAACGAATTTATACACATACGTCCGGATACACGTAACCAATTTTATATATGGGACCCAGACAGTAAGATGAAATATGGTATAAACACTCGTGCAGCTTTTTGGAATGACCAAGACTGGCATGGCGGCAATCGTGTAATGCATCCTACATACGGTATGCGTATCGACGGAACATTTACTGATGCATTTAGAGAAAAATTAAAATTAAGCGGAACTTATTAATGTACGACATTATATTATTTGGAGATATGCCCGACCGTAATACATATTCAAGGGCTAGCGGAGCACACCGTATTGGCACTGAATTACGTGAGCACGGGTATTCGGTATTAGTAGTTGACTTTTCTAACTATATTGACATTGATAAATTTAGTGAGATAATAGATTTAGCTGTTGGTGAAAACACCTTAGGTGTTGGATTTAGTACTACATGGTTTCCATTTGTGTTACCTGATGGTTCTGCTAGTAATAGAGAACCAATGAAGCCTGCAATGCGATTTAATAAAGCAGCCGAGAACCTTTCAGAAAGTTTACCTGTGGAATTTGCAGGTGCAGACGTTGAAAAATACTTCGATAAAATAAGATCTGTAAATCCTAAAACAAAAGTAATACTAGGTGGCGCAAAAGCGTTTATGTATATTAACTTGCCCGGCATCGATAATGTGTTTATCGGACATGCAGAAACTATGATTGTAGAATACTTCGACAGTTTAAGTGGAAAGACTTCTGACAGGATTTGGAATAAAATAATCGATCACGATAAGAAAGCACAACGTCCTTCATGGGACTTTCGCAAAAGTAATATAAGTTATGAAGATGAATCATTTATATTGCCTAGCGAAACATTACTACTAGAAGTAGGCAGAGGTTGCAGATTTAATTGCAAGTTTTGTAGTTTTCCATTAATTGGACAAAAGAATATCGGCGATTATTTAAAATTTGAAGAATGCCTATACAACGAATTAATGGAGAACTGGAATCGATTTGGTACATGGAAATATACCATTGTCGACGATACGTTTAATGATAGCACAGAAAAGTTGGAAATGGTTAAACGAGTTGTAGATCGCTTGCCGTTTAAACCTGCGTTTTGGTGTTACTTACGCTTAGATATAATCGTGAACAATCGTGAACATATACAGTTAGCAAAAGATATCGGAATAAGAGAAGTATATTTTGGCATAGAAACGCTAAATCGCGAAGCTGGTAAATCTATTGGCAAGGGAATGGATCCTAAACGTATCACTGACACTCTAGAAGAATGTGCAAGAGTGTGGGGAAGAGATACATGGATACAAACAGGACTAATATGCGGCCTGCCTAAAGACAATGTCGCTGACTTTGAAAAAAGCTGTGAGTATTTTAATCGTCCAGATCGCCCTGTTGGACATGTTAATACAACTCCGTTACGGATTATTAAACATACCGAATACACCAAGCATAGGTTTAACGCTGCATTTGAATTAGAATCAGCAAAGTACGGATATGAGTTTCCATACGACGATGTACAATGGCGCTGGATTAAAAAGGACGGTAGTGACATTGATACTTTTGAAAAAGCAACAGACTTGGCAATAAAGTGGCAACTACAATTAGATACACATATCGAATTTAGGCGTGAATTCTTTTATTTAAGCTGCATCAATGATCCTAAATATGATTATAATACATTAATGAATATCGAGACAAAGGAAGAGCTTCATAATTATATGGGTAATCGACAAGCACTAATGCATACACAGATTTTAGAAGATTACTTTAAACCGTTAATGAACTTTCTTTGCAGCCGTAAACGTGAACAAGAACTTAGTAGTCAAACCAGCATTAAATCCAGCGTGCCAACTATCTAACTCAGGATATCTGTATATACTACCTTGTGCTTCCATATAGAAACATTCATCTTCAACCATAAATGCTTGGCCGGGCTTTGGTTTGTCTATAAAGCATATACCTCTTATCAATTCATCTGAAGTATACTCTCTAGTTATTCCAGGATCTTCTGCTAGACTAGGAATGTCCCAATGCCAAGGCGCACATTTTCCTGGTTTGATTTCACTAATAAAGCTTTGCAATATTTCAGCATCAATTGTGTCATTTATCACTGCATGAATATCGTTCTTATATTGATACCCTGGCTTGTAATGAAAAAATTCTATGCTATCTCCTCGAGTATAGCCGCTTTCTTCTGCCCTTTGCTTTGATGCTAAATGTTCTTGATAATGTTTATGATTAGGGTCAAGGGTGCGATGGCCAGTAAATGGAGTAACAGTGTGTTCCAGACACTGATCAATTACTAAATCACATAATTCTGTAGATATTTTTCCTAAGTAATGTTTCATATTGCTGTTCCTATTGCTATATTAAAGTATGAAGATTCTATTAATTTAAATTCTTCTAGATGACTACTTTCGATATTGAACGATACACAATCATTATTATATGTAAACCTATTTACTATATTATTTTTGTTTGCTGCATTAAGCCAAGGACTATACAGCTCGTCAAACACATATCTATAATCAGGATTTAGATCCTTTATCGTCATTGTTACATGCAGCGGGTCTGTTAATACATTTTTGTTAAGAAGCTTTCTAACTACTAATTGTATTCTATCAATTCGACCTGTGTTTACTGCACTATGTATTTCGCCAGCGTTCATATCAGCCCAATAGGATGATTCTTCTTGCGGATATATCAAATTAGCATCAGTATATATTACAAAGCTTCGCTCTCCTTGAATATTAAAGTGATATCTATCGTCAATATCTGCATGAGAGCGATATGCTTGACCTGGTTCAAGTTTTATCAAACGTGCTTCGCCTATATTACTAGGTAATGTAGATACTAACTTATCCCATATTGTTCCTTTGTACTGTTCCTTAATAGTCCAAGGATCATAGAAGAAATCTCCAGTAGGCTCATTTAGAGGTAACTTAAATACAACATCTATATCGGCTGATTCTAAGTCTTTTCTAATACTATCGTTGACAAAGTAGTTGGTCTGTGTTATCATAAACATATTTATATGCGTAGTTAATGGATAAGTACTGTTATGAACAATAAATCATGTACGTTTTGTATGCATCCCTTTACAGGACTAGCTACACGAGAAGATGGCGCTATTAAAGTATGCTGTCGTAGTCAGCCTGTGGGATTTATACAAAATGAAACACTAGAACAAGCATGGAATAACGATACAATGCGCGAAGTGCGTAGACAAGTTCTTAATAATGAAAGGCCGGATGTGTGCAAACCGTGCTTTGATTTAGAAGATCAGGGTGTACAGAGCTTACGACAGCGTCATACAGCAGGTGTAATACCAGAAGCACGGATAAACTTATATCCTGATGCACTAGATGCACTAGAAGACGATTATACAATGCCGTTTGAATTTCCTACTATGGAAATTAAACTTAATAACCTGTGTAACTTAAAATGTCGTATGTGCAATCCACTAGACAGTACAAGTTGGAAGGATTGGGGAGAAGTTACTGAATTCTATAAAAAGGAAGACAACTACTTAATTCCAACTATTGAAGGATTAGTTAACAAACCAGGGCAGTATATTGGGCCATTTGATAACAGTGATAACTGGTGGGCAAGTTTTGAAAAGCTACTGCCTTTCTTTAGACGTGTAGAGTTTGCAGGTGGCGAACCGCTAATGGATCCATACCATTATAAGATATTAGACAAGCTTGCAGAGTACGGCGACAACATAGAATTAAAGTACGCTACAAACGGCACTAAGCTAGGTATTAAAGGTGGAAGAACAATCCACGACTATTGGCCTAAGTTTCGTAGTATAGCTGTAAACGTAAGCATAGACGGTGTACATGACGTTTACGAGTACATTAGAGGCAATGGCAAATTTAGCGAAGTAGAAGAAAACATCAAAGTATTTAAAAGCTTTCCTAATGTAAGTCGTGTAGTTGGTGCCTTTACTGTACAAGCAAATAACATAATGCAAATTGATAAAGTTATCGATTACTTTATTAACGAACTAGGAATTATATTTTATTCGCACAGAGTAAACTATCCTATGAGTCTAAGTGCGCAAGTATTGCCGCCTGAATTGAAAACAAAAGTAGTAGCACGGTTAGAACAAATGAAAACAGAAGTATTAGAATATCCTCTAGTAAAGCAACACAAACTATTAGAAACTGTAACACTACAACAAATACAAGATAATATTAATTTCTTAGAGTCAAAGTGTATGTATGAAACACATTGGCAAGACTGTATAGAGTTTAACAAGCGTTTAGATAAAACTCGTGGGCAGGACTTTCTTGCAGCTAATCCAGAGTTTGCAGCATATGTTTAAAGTAGAAAGTCGTTGGGGACATCATACTAGTATCCATGTAGAATGGAATATAGGTAAACGATGTAACTTAGATTGCGGATATTGTCCTGCAGAAATACACGATAACTTTAGTCCACACACTGACTTAGATAAAATGGTTAATACTATCTACGAATTAGAAAAGATAGGTAAGCCTATTCGTCTTAGTTTAACTGGTGGTGAGCCCACTGTGCATCCTAAAATTAATAACATACTAGAATGTGCCAGAGCAAGGTTACAATGGCTAAGTGTTACAACTAATGGGTTGCGTAGTGCAGACTGGTATATCAAACAACCAGTTAATCAATGGGTGTTTAGTTTGCATTTTGATAATGAACACAGTCAACGAGCTGCTGAAAACATTGTTAGATATTCGCAATTACTAGATATGGAAGGTAAAGATACTCTGTTTCAAGTTAATCTAATGGCACACCACAAACACATGGATGCTGTAAGGGCGGCAGCTATCTTACTAGAAGGACATAATATTCCGTATGTTTGCAGACGTATACGATGGACTAAAGCTGAAGAACGAGACTATTTTGACGATATGCGATATGCTGAAAAAGACCTAGAATGGATATTAAGCAAAACTGCAACTGTAAAGGCAAACTGTGTAGTAGATGATGAACACAAGATACATGCTAATGATGTTATTAAGCATAAATTAAATCAATTTGAAGGATGGACTTGCAACGCTGGATTAGAAAGTTTAATGATTAACTGGGACGGTGAAGTACATCGTGCTACTTGTAGAGTTGGTGATAGTTTAGGCAACATATACAACGGCACATTTGAATCTCCTGTTGCTCCTGTAATTTGTACACGTAAATGGTGTACGTGTGTAGCAGACATTCCACTAACAAAGGTATTAGATGTTAAAGACTAGCGCAATAAGATTACCTAACCCAGAACGCCTTATGGTTACATGGGATACCGGGCGCAGATGTAATTTTGATTGCACCTACTGCGAAGCAACTAGACACGACAATAAAAGTGCGCCACATAGTTACGAAGAGCTAGTGCGTACATTTGAGTTTGTAAAGAAGTACACAGGTGAGCAATTAGTTAATATAAACTTTACAGGCGGTGAACCTACAGTTAATCCAGCGTTTTGGCAATTAGCAGAATATATACACACTAATGAAACACGCTTTAGACTTAGCTTAACTACTAACGGTGCGTGGCATCCTAAAAATACAGACCGTATTGCAAAATGGTTTGAAGGCGTTACTGTAAGCTATCATGCCGAAGGACACGCAATACTTAAAAAGCAGACAATGGATAATATTAAGCTGCTGCATGACTTAGGCATTTGGTTGCAAGTTAATGTAATGATGCACGTTGACCATTTTGACGAGTGTAAGCAAGTGTGTGCTGAACTTAAAGAACTAGGTGTAAAGCACAATCCACGTCCTATCGGAGACGGTAATATTGAACGTGAAGGTTGGTTTATAGACAGTGACGGATCACAACGGCGTACTAGTCATACTTACTCTGAAGAGCAAACACAATGGTATTATCAATACCTAGGAGTAACAAGTCCAAAGGAAGGGCGTAACTGCTGTGGTGGAAGATGTGTGCAGGGAAAAATAAACGGCAAATGGCAAGATGTAAACTTTATTGACACTAACTTTAAGGGATGGTTTTGTAGTGTCAACAAGTACTTCTTACACATAGATCAACACACAGGCAATGTGTATCATCATCAGACATGTCAAGCACTACACGACGGTCTTAGAGGCCCGCTAGGCAACTTAAACAATACTGATGCAATATTTGAGTATGTACAAGTTAATAAGGATAAAACTATTGTGTGTCCTAACAATAGATGCGGCTGCGGAATGTGTGTGCCTAAAGCAAAAGAACTATTAGACTATACTTCTATACTCGGGAAAAGTGTTTAAGAAGTTTTTCTGTCTGCGTGTATCATATTCTATTACAAACGCTTTAAAGTCTTGTTGCTGTTTTTCAGTTGATTCTAATTTAAACTGCTGTATTACAAAATCAAACCTTTGTACAGTTTCATTATTAAAGTGTTTCTTAATAGTAGAACGATCATCTTCAAGCAAGCCAATCAAAGATTTAGGTGCTAAACTAGGATGAAGAAAATCCGGGTGTCTTACATAACTTATACTAAGCTGTACACGTTTGTATGTGTTTTTTAACTTTATTATATCTTTCAAAAATAAATTAAATGTAGAGACACTTAATACATTGTAAGCACACATCAAATTCAATCGTAGTTTAGGCATTGCTGTTAATACATAATTGCAATTTTTTAACCATTGCTGATAATCTAGGCCATCACGGGCATATTCTGCTTGCTTACCATATGCTTCGCCGCTAGTTGCTATTTCGACTTTCTTAACACTAGGCTGTATCTTCTTTAGTTTTTCTATAAAGTTTTCAATAACTTTCTTAGGAGCACCTAAGTTACTATTAATTACTACTGTTAGTTTTTTGTTAGGATGCTTTGCAATGTAGTCTAATAATATATCTGTATGACGACTGAGCATTGGTTCTCCGCCAGTAATACGAAGTATATGTAGCTTGTCATACATTGTAGGCAAATACTTCCAAAATGCATCAATATATGGATTATGTTCTTTATCTAATATTTGAGGCTCGTTTATTTGGTTGTAGTTATTGCTAGTAGGATATGCTCCTAAGTTAGAAATTTCACTTGTCCATAAGCTACTAAATTGCGGGCCGCAGTATGCACACTTAAAGTTACACACATTTGAAAAACTAACTTCGAGCATTGTAGGATCATAACGATCACTAGTAATAATATCTTTGCGGTACGGCAACGCTAAACGCTTCTTGCTCATAAGCACACGGTCGCTGTACTTTTCTGTTTTCTCAATGCGCCAGCAATAATCGCACTCGCTAGGACGTTCTCCATTAAGCATTTGATTTCTAACTTTGCGCTTGTATGAACTATTGTGCAGTGCGCTAGGATCAGCTTCAACTTCTTCAATCGGAACTACATGAGGATCAGGATGATGGCAACTGTGATTCTTGCCAATACCCAAGTGCATTGTGCTGTTTGTCCACTTTGCTAAACATAGACTTTCGCCTAGTTTGTTTTTCACATACCAGTTAAACATACTTTTGCATAATCCTATCGTAATCTTCTTTGTGTTGTGCCTTGGGTGCGCACAGTCCGCAGTTACAATAAGACTTCTTACAAATAATTGTATTAGTTCCTGCATTTACACGATCTAATATTGCTTGAGTATTTTTTAAATTTCCAATAGGACCTACTTTGCCATCAAAATTCATACGACAATCTTTGTTAGTAAATACTTCGCCGGTTGTTTGTCTTATGTACAGGAAGTTTTTATCTACACTACAGTGCCATCCTTTAAACTTATTTTCTACACGCTTAGTACAAGCATTTTCGCT